CTGAGGCTTGAATACAGGTACTTAATGCCATTGTCCTTGGCTATCTTTTCAATCTCTGATATCATAATCTGTATCGCCTTCTTTCTGGCAACTCCCCGTATAGCCGGGTTAGACACCGGGAAGGTGAACCAACCAACCGGTGCATTTGATATAGTGTACAGGAATCCTGCACATATATTCACGTTCTCCTCGCTAACCATTACGCCGGTATCTGATAGGAAATCCTTAGGGACAGGAGCCTCCCATCCCCACGCCGCCCACCATTGACACAGTTCATTATAGTCGTCATTTGATAGTCGCCGTGTTTGCATACTGCAAATTTACGGAAAAGACTTGAATATATCGCTAGAAACTGAGAAGAGTTCTACCTTAGATGTGCCAATTATTGTAATTGTTCCGGTCATGTAAGATCCACGTAGTCCAAATGATTCTGATGTTATGTTTTTAGATACGACAATCATGTCCCCAATGGATGGTGTGTTATTTTGAGTGTATGTATAATAATAAGAAAAACCTCCTGCCTGGTAGTACGCAATTAACTGGCCTATTTCTTTAGGGATATTTGTATTTGGGTCTATAAAATACAATGAATCGCCATTCCCATTTATACTTGGATCAACTACAGGTGGAGGGATTGAAGACAGCGTTCTGACTACATATTTAAGTGAAGGCACAGAGCTTTTATTGTATAGCACACCGACTCCTTGCTCCTTCAACGTGGTATTAAATTCGTTAAGTGTAGATATTATGTGGGCATACGATTCCCCTTCCTTATTATAAAACGCATCAGATGCAACCGCCCCTTCAAAGACTCTATTTGATAGAGATGTTTTAAAACTTGCGTAAAGTTGATTATCGGGGTAATTCCCTGAGAATGAAAATGTCTTAAACATCTTCACCTCTGTAGGTGAGTCGTTGAAGCATATATCTATTCTAGAGTCACCTGAAGCTCCTCCGTAGTATGTATTTCTTAGCGGGTTGATGTAGTGCTTCCATATCTGACCGCTCTTGAATGTATACAGGTAATTGTTCATACCTATAGCCCACTCAGGCTGATAGCTAAAGAATGATGTAAACCCGTCTAGTTGAGGCTGGTAAGCCACTGTATATTGTGCCATATCTTATATTTTATCCTTCGCAATTTACTACGCTTATAACTTGCCCTATCCCGTCTATTAAAATAGATTGATTATTGTCCATCTTGTAATAAAGGTACCCTCCATTAAGTATGTCATTCTTGTACCCGTCTATGTAAACAAAGTCGTTAACCGCAGGGTACGAACACTCGTTGTCGCAGTTCACCCCGTCGAACCAAAATGTTGACATACACTCCGTGCTGCTACAGGCAGATGCACTACTGCACTCACCTACAGACGTCATCTGGAACGGACTAAGTGTTGGCGGGTGCTGTACTGTAAAGCTAATAGTTGTGCTGTCTGAAGGCCCTACACAGTTGGTTGCCACAAGGGCTATAGAGTATGATCCAGGAGTAGTGAAGTTTGTCTGTAGTATCCCGTTGTCGTCTATCGATAGTCCGTATGGCACGTACATACCGCCTATTGCGTAATCTGCATCTACCCCGCTTACTGGCGTTATTGACCCATACTCTACAGGAGTTATTATTGTCTCGCCTATCCCTACAGATAATGTTTTAGAGCACAAATTTTCATCTGTGTAATCAAACACTCCGCCAGTTTCATTCCCGTTAAATGTGACCATATCAACTGTAGAAACAACAGCCCAAGACGTTGGATTGTGCGTAGCCTCTATTTTAAATGACGATGCCGCACCAAGCTGGATAGGGAATGTAGTTGTTGATATTACCGGTAGCGAGGTCTCTTCGCAAACACAACTAGTTACCGATACAACTCCGCCATTTGAATCAATTTTAATAGAAGAGTCGTTGCCTATTATGTAATAGTATTTATTGTCACCGTTAAAATATGTTGCACCAGAGCCGTTTGTAAATACGTAATCACCAACTGCAGGGTAGGTATCTACTCCGTTAAAGTAACGAGTAAGAAAATCCTCTCTATAAGAACAGGCTGTAAGCAAATCGTCAAACCCAACTGTTGATAAAGCCACAGAAGATAGAGATGCACATACCCCTTCAAACTTAACATCCCCTTCAATAGGGCCTTCGTTTGTTACAGATAGATACAGGGTGTCGTCATCTGCAGATGTTTTTATAAATGTAAAACTTCCTGTTCCCCCTGAAGATACGTAGGCTACCTGGCTATTATTGTACACCCCTGTGATTACATTCCCCGCATCTGATGTGTCTATGTCAATTACGGATATCCCTCTTACTCCGCCACTAGTGAAATTCATCTCGACATTGACCGGGTAGTGCGAGCCAATGCTATCTATCCCTACTAGCCCATCAGAGCAGGTTATTATATTCCTCATATCAATGACAATGTAATAGTAGGTGTTCCTTGAATAAGTGAACAACCCTTCGTAGCGAGGCGACTCTCCAGAAACTAACGTCATAGTTATTTCAGCTGCTCCAGCATTTATTACATCCTCTCCAGATAACAATGGATCTGAAGATGTGTGCCAGTATACCTTGTTGTTGAACGTAGGCACAAATGGCTTCTCCACACTAGTATACCCTATTGCACTTACATATATACTCACAGTATCCCCTGTTACAGGAATTACCCCTACCTGTGGATTATTAGATATGTCTATAGTCTCTCCGCACCCTGCGTTATTGCTATACATGTCTTCGTATGGCGTGTCTATAACAAATTTTACTTTTTGCCCAACATCTCCGTCTAGACCAAGTATATATATCTTGGCGTCTACATAGCCCTCCGCATACTGGGTAATTGGTATTGTTGTAGATGTTCCGTCTGCATATGTAATTACAATATCGTCTGAGCGATAATCCCCTGTTGTGTTTGGGCTACATATTGGTGCAAGGCTAAAGTTTCCCGAACCAATCATTGGAGGAGTTAAATTAGTAACCCATGCAGGTCCGGTAGCTGTCCACGTTGTATTTGATGATATATTTATGTATGACATAGTATTGTATTATAAAGGTAAAGTCCCTCCGCTTGATGGTACTATTATTGGAACATCATATAAAGGAACTGTTCCTATTATAGTATCTAATGGGTCATTTATAACCGTAGTGCTTGATAATGATTGTGATTTAGTAAACTCGGTTTCTGACAGTATGTATCTTTTATAGTACGGGTCAAACACGCCGATTTTCATTGTGTCTGGCTGTGATTTAAAGCTAGTGTTAAAAAATGACCTCATCCCGTTGCTGGATATCTCAAATATTCCGTCATTCCCAAGGCGAAGAACCGCACCTCTCTGACTGTCTGTAAAGAACATATTATCGTCCCACTGTGCGAATGACTCAGGGTTATTACTAATTCCAAACTCCCCTTGATATGCGATCTGAGTGCCTAACACCTCTGGAATACTTGCAACTTGTCCGCCACCCGTTGAGTCGCTAAGAAGGTTCTTGCCAAAGAGCACCTTTGATACCTTATCCTGTTGAAAGACTACTAGGTCGGTATTTCTTGACTTTATCTTCTGTACAGATCCAAATGACTTATCCAAGTATTTAAAGTTACCAAGGGATATGTTGAACTGGTTAAGATTGTTCACGTTTGAGTCTTGCTTGTACACTCCACTGTATGTAAGCCCCTCTGATACTACCTGTTGACTATAGTCTTCTACTGGGACTGATACTCTAGGAGACCACTCCATTGTTGGTGCATTAAAATCGTCCTTTATACGATCTGACTCAACCCCATTTGGGAATGCCCAGCAGTTAAAGCTATGATTAGTTGTTATGCTAATATTATTGGATTGCTCTGTAGACACTATGGCTGGCAATGTATTAGTTTGATCCTGTATAGTCCCTCTATGTTTTTTTCTGCCAAAGGCATCAGTATACACATTTAAATCTTCTGTGCATTCGTGGAAAACTGCGTCTTGAGCGTTATTGGGGATTGTTTCTAATACTAGTATATCTTTTTGATAAAATATAGATAACCCTGCAAGGCTGTTGCCATATTTTACATCATGGATACTCATAAAATTAGCAAAAGACATTAATTGCGATACTCCATTTGATAGAATAGGGCATTGTATTACCATATAAACACGACCTCCTAAATAAGATTGAGCAGCAAGATTAATAGTCCAGTTTGGGAAAGTACCGCCACCTGAAAACATTGATGACCCATATCTAAAAATAACATTTTTATAAGAATCTAAGCCATTAGGCACAAATGGAGATGTAACATAATTGAAATCTATATATGAGTTGCTCTCCCAAAACCATTCTTGAATGTCTACATATCGATCAGGCGAAATAAAACTTTGTTCTGGAGTGTCAAGTAAGGTTTGGAATCCTGTGCCAGGTGATGATGAAGAATATTTAGATACTGTTATACGTCCTATATTAATTTCCGTCCCTGGCATTATAGTTTCTGCACTAGACGAATTTAGGCTAAAAGCACACGCTAAATAATTTATTTTGTTACCCCCTAATGTATTCCCCATATTGGAATATATATTAAGTCTCCAAGAATCACCTATATTGCAAGTAGCAGATGGGGATATAGTTATGTACCCATATATTGGAGAAGAAATAGATGTTTTTATAAATACACTTACTGGTGCATTGGTAGTTGCGTTTCTAAATGCCAATGGAGCCGGATTGATATTTTGATTATTTTGACTAAAAAGTTTATAATTAAGACAATGAAACCCACCTATTACACCGGCGTACTCTATAAATATCCTAGTGTCAGAAGGCACATACAATAATCTAGTATAACTAAATAACGATATAGGCAACCTGCTTGACGTTCCATTATATGGGTAATACACTACAGGGGAGGCATTTATAAATACACCTGCAGGGGAGGATGCCCAAGTATAAATAAGGCTATTGTTTGAATATAGTGATTGATTACCAACTGTAACTAATGGAGATGCAGTTGAAATTGTATTTGTTAAAACTCTATTTATTTTTAAATATAACCCCTCTGGATAGCCGGAAGGGATATTTGATGAATTTAAATATATTAATTCTAATACTTTATATCTTAAATTAGAATTAGTAGGACCATTAAAATCTGACTTTATAACAATCGACTCCCCTTCTGAAACCTTATCTTTATCTGTATTATTTATGCAAAAATAACTAAAAGGACCATGTGTCCCATTAAACACTGCAATAGGATATATATTATAGTATTTTAATGTATTTTGTTTTATTGCTATATTATATTTAGTGGCCCAATATGGCGGGTTATGAGCTATAGATATATTTACATAATTTTTTAAATTACCTCCAATTTGAGCGTTATTGTATATATGGCACGTATTGGTAGAAGATGTTATTACTGTAGACATTCTTCCGTAATCATCCTTATATATTATTCCAAATTCGTAATCTCTATTTGTTTTTAATGATGGCTCTACTTTATTTACATCTATTAAAGATGACTGTCTTATTACACTAAAATTGGGTATTACTTTAGATTTATTGACAGTTATCATATCATAGTATTGCGTATAATTCCCATAAATTAAACGACTGCCTATAATATCTTGCCCAAGAGCCCTGATAGGGACATTATCAAATAGCCTTGTCAATTGAGATGACGGTAATGATGTGTATATCTTGCTATTATCAAAACGAATATATGTCCAAGTTATATTATTTGGGATAGCCGATGTACTTACAATCGGCTTTAATTTATTTATTGTCTCTATTACATATATGTTAGGGAACTGGCTATCTTTAAATAATAGTTGTATATCTGTAACTTGTCTATCTCCTGTAGCTACAGTAATATTGACAATGTTGTATTTATTTTGCATACCATTGTTAGTCCCGGTATACGCATTATATGAAAAAACAGATGGCACAAACGCAACTTTGCTAAATGGGGCTATTGAGCTCCATCTCCCGTCTGTATACTTATACCTGTATGAAAAATACAAAAACTTGTCCTGAATATAATTTTTTGCACTGCCATCGTTGAATAATTGAATCGTAGGTGCAGTCAACGGCGGCTTGACGATGACGTTTATATCATCTTGATTCCACGCAAATGGAGGCGTAGCTGAAGTCCAAGCCTTAAACGTGTTGACATTTATCATCCTTGGAGGGTTCAGATTGTCCGTCCATAGCAAGAACCCATTAAAGTAATTTATCCCGGTGACAGGGTAGTTTACGTTAAAATTAAAGTACTTACCAGCTACCGCTCCAACTCCCTTAACCGCTCTAGCGATATATGAAATAGCACCGGCAGTGCCTGCGGTTCCTCCCGTAGGGATGACATTAGGTGTGTCTAGGTACTCTACTATCAAATCCTCGTATGTTGACGTAATTAGCCAGTAAATAGAGTTTGACTGGGGGTTTATGCAGGCCCCTATGCATCTAGGACTGACAAGTGGTGCACCAGAAATATTTGTAACATTAAGTGGCACGTTAGCTCCACTCACGGGCCTCAGGTTCCCTATTGAGTTCCTAAGCACACCAGAGTCCCCATAATCATCGCTGCCAGTCCCGTTACTCTCAGGATTTATGACCTCTATGTTCATAGCCTTGAAATACTGACCCTTAGGCAAAAGCCTTTGATCAATATCCATGTTCATCTTACCGCCAACGAATGTATTTGTTATCTTCATTATTTAATCCATTTGTCTTGACCACGTAGCGTCATCAACAATCTTGACGAGTGGATATTGCTTAATCTTATCTTGGTATTGCGTAATGCAGCCATCTTATCCTTCTTTGCTCTGGCGACAGAGTACTCCTGTGCGTTTGATCTTCCGCTCATTAGTGCCCACTTAATGTAAGCGTACAGATACTCCTCGGCCATCTTATTGATCATTATCTTGCTGTCGTCTGCGTTAAGCCCGTCGGAGATGTACTCCAGGACTATGCTATAACCAGACATCTTAGAGCTGAAATTTATGACCCCAGAGGCCTTGTCCACACGGAATGTTCCGTTACTATTAGCCTCCTCGGTGTTGAGCCCGTATCTTACCATGTTCTGAGGGAAGTACCACTGATCGTTTATGAACCACCCCCAGTAATTGTACGGTGTCCACTGTAGAGGGATCCCGTTCAAAGCGTCTTGGGTTAGCAGACCGTCTACGGTTATAGCGTTGCCGTCTACGTCGTATATGATGTCACCTATAGAGTCTTGCATCAACGACTGGCTACGGTTAGCCCTCGGCGATTCGAAGAGCTGCATAAGTACTCCTGACACGTTTGTGCTTACCTTAACGTAGTTCACGTAGTCAGATGGGAGTACCATCTTCAAACTACCATCAAGAGTCTCCTCTATGGTAAGTATCTCTCTAGATGCGTCGTAGTTTAACTCCTGTATCCCTCTCTTGGCGTGGAAGATTACGTTGTATCTATTCGTATTGAACGGCACCTGCATCTCGTCCCCTACATACATCAACATAAAGTTGTTGACGATGTCTGTAAGAGATACGTATTGGTAGCTGCCGAAGTTGTTTATATTTTCGTAGTATGTTTGATCTGTCACTGTTATTGTTTTTCAGTTTGATGGGTAATCTGCTCTTGTTGAGCTGCGTATGTGACAACCTCTTGCTCACGAATCTGTACACCACAGTATTGTAATATCTTTAGGGCCAGCTTTACATACTCGGTCTCGGCAACTTCAAAGTCTTGATATGCAGGATCGTTTTGGTTAAAGATAGGCTCGCTATTGGTTATAGTATTATACGTCCAATTCGGGATTCTTGGGTACCTAATGTAGAATATCTCTATAGCCCCGTCGTCCAGTATAGATGCAGGGTAAACGCTAATGTCGTTGCCGTGCATTACATACGATGGGTACGTCTCACTAGGTGCAGTTAAATTTGAGTTGGTAAGATAGTACAGCCTTTGCTGAGTTACGGCCTGTATCTCCCTTTGATTCCAATATAATGAGTTTATAAGGAACCAGTCTGAAGGTAAGCTAAACGATGTGCTTGCGACTGAATTAATTGCAGTTGCAACTATGGTGTTTGGGATGTATCCTGCACCAGCGTTGGTGATAATTACAGATACTATATTACCAAACGCATCGCTTGCCCATGTTGCAGTTGCCGTGATACTAGGAAGAGTCGATGTCGCAAAGTTAATGTTCCCCGTCGTTATGCTAGGTGGGTAGCCGCCTCCAGGGTTTGTGATGGCGACGTTGACTATGCTACTCGAAACAGGATCAACCGTCACGGCGAATGTAGCCGGGGTGACATTAGCATTCGTTATCTGTACGTGAGATGTGAAGTAATCGATAGCCTGCTCCATCTGTTTTACTATGTCTGCATAGCCTGAGTTTACTCGGCCCATCTTCATCTTGTTCTTGTAGTCGTTGTACCTTTCGAAATACTCTTGGAATATCTCATTCTGAGCCATATCGGCGTACTTATTGAACTCATCAGGGGTGATGTACCCATTGTTGTCTTTATTCAAGACATACATAACAGTTTGTCTAACCTTGTCAATCATATCGCAAAGGTACAAAAAAAACCCCTCTTAATAGAGGGGCTTTGATGTTCTGTTTAATTAATGTTATGCAGCAATAGTAACTGTAGAAACCGCCTTAGGCAATGTAACTGTAACCGGTGATACAGGATTTGATCCAGGAAGGTTCATTGATAATATCGCATCAGTTATAGCTTTTTGAACGCTACTGCCAACAGTGTCTGCAGCATGAGTCAAAGTCATTGTTGCTCCAGCTGCAACTGTTCCTGTTCCGCCAGCTATATATAGCTTTGTTGTTGTAGAAGCTGTTCTCAATACTGTTACTACAGTTTCTGTGTTAATAATAACAGGGTCAATATCTGTTACTGCAAATTGTATGTATTTTGCCATTTTGTTTGTTTTTTAAAAGTTATTTTTGTTTTGTTTCGAGCATCTTTAAAACTTCAATTCCGTCATCAGTAATTAAAAACGAGACTATAGCTTGCACCGGTTCTTCCCCAAATGGTATTGTCAACAACTTCTTTTTATTTGTTCCGATGTTGAAATAGATGTCCTTGTTATTGTTTTTAAGGACAAATGTACCATTTGATAAAGCCTTTGATGCAGTACTGTATAGTTTTAATTGTGGGTCGTCAATTGCATCCATGAACTCTTCTGGATTGCGTTTGGCATATATCAATATGTCACGCTTAATCTCATCAGATGTCATCTTGTCTACATTAGCATTTGTCATCACACGAAGCACAGATTCGGCAGCGTCCATTGCAAGCCCTTTAGCGGCTATCAATGCGTCAACCTCTTTGTTTAGATTATCAACCTCGTCCTTAGCAATTTTTTCAAAATCAAGTTCGAAAAATGTAGTTCCAAAAGCTGGATGCATTCTTAAAAAGTCCTGTAACACTGGGTTTGTCTTTGGAACAGATAATGACCCATCTGTGAATGTGACGTGTTCAAGGATGAAATGATCGTCCTGCTCATCAACAAATGGGCTCTTTTGGTTACGAGCATATCGCAACTCCCTGTTTACCTGTTTTACTTCATCCCAATATAATAGTGGGCTATTTTTAGAGTGTCTTGATGCCAACATAAATGATATTGGTGTAATGTCACCTTTTAAAACGTAAGTCTTGTCTTTTAATTCCTGTTTCATTTAATTTAATTTTTAAAGATTTAAAATACAGGGGCCTAAGCCCCTGCTATTGTTTAGTTTTTGAATAAGAAGAAGTTATTTGCGCCGAGAACACATAATGCTCTTTCGGATAAGAAGTTAACTCTCATAAAATCTTGATCACTTGTAGCTGCACCACCGGCACCACCTGTAATCCAAGTTTTGTAACGACGATCTTCTGTTTCGCTTGCTCTGTATCGAACGTGCAAGAATGGGCGTTTAGCATTTTTGCCTAACACTTGATCATATACGTTTGTAGAACCTGCTGGAACAAGGACACCGTTAATTCCGCCTGCTGTAATATCACCACGCAATGTAGCGTCGTTCAAATACTTCCAGTCAGTTTTGTAGAAATCGTAACCTCTACGGAATCCTGTGAATCCTAAGTTCAACGCCATTTCTTTATCGTTGTCAAACAAACCGTAGCTAGAACCGCCAGCACCGTAACTGTTTTGAGCAGCTAACATATCATCGATATCGAAGCTGAACTGACGATTTAAGAAGATTGCATTCTCCTGGATAGCACCTTGCTTGTCAAGACGTTGGATGATTGCATCAAAGTCATTTAATGTTTGCGGGTTACCGCCTGACCATACGTTACCACGGGCATTAACTTCAAAGAACAATCCTTTGGTACCTGCCGATGTTGCTCCTGTTGATCCACCAGTGATTGTTCCGGTAGATGGAGTAAGAGTAGCATAAGCTCCAGAAGATGTTTCTGCAGGTACTCCTTCTACCATAGCCATTTCAAGATAATCTTCAAAACGTAGACGTGTCTCGTGCTCTGATTTAATGTACCACAGATAACCTGTTGCTCCATTTTCAGATGCTACTTCAACCCAACCGATTTGAGACATATCAGATCCTGACACTTGATAGTTATCTTTAATAATAATCGGCTTGTTATCAAAGAAATCATCTTTCCCCTCAAGAGACCCCTCCATACCACTTGTCCCCTTTCTAAATTCAGACCCATACACAAAAACAGTACAAAGATTTGTACTTGAGGTACCGGCAATTACATTTTGGCTGTTCTCATAAAAAACTACCTTAAATGTAGTTGTGCCTACATCTGTAATTAATCCTTTATTTGTTGCTGTTCCGCTATTTTGAGATATAAATACGGTTTGCCCCTTTCGGAAATTACATAATCCCCCAGTTTGAAGGTTAAATGTAACCTCTGTGCTTATAGCTCCTGCTGCATTTGTTGTCCATACATCTTTGTATTTTGTATGCAAACGACCTTGCTCTGACCATTTGATCATGTCTGAGTTAGTCGGCATCTCTGCTCCTACCATACGTAAGAATGATGCGATTGATCGATTACCATAACGCTCAAACTCCTTTTCGTAAGTATCTGGAAGATACTGATTCAAGAAGCTGAAGTCTTTGATATAATTTGTTTCTGAGGCCACCTTTACGGGGGCCGGAGTTATCCCGTATGTGGGTGCACTCGCTAATGTTCCTGCCATTTTTTAGTTTTTTTTGTTGTTAACGAATTTTGTTGCTTTTTATTCTAAGGCTATTACCTCTTTCGTCGTCTATGGCGGTTACTTTAAATCCTTCCTTGCTTGTGACCTCAGGTGAGCGTCTCACTCCACCCATATCAATATTCTTCATCTCTCTTGTCGAATCGGAGATGGCGTCTGCCTGCCCCTGTTCGTAGAAATGCTTTGCGAATGCGTCTGGATTCATTGCGACCGACAATGACTTATGGTAAGCAGCAGCGTCTTTAAGGAACCCTTGCTCGTTGACGTGATTCTTAATAAAGTTGTTCACGTCCATCTGGGATTGCTTAATCTTTTCTGTATCGCCCGGTTTGTAAGCCAATTCCTTGCCATTGATATTAAACTCAAAACCTTTGAATTTATCACTGAACAAGTCGTTTGTCTTTTGGACGAAATAGTCTGACTGCTTCTTACTATTCTCTTGAGAACTAGCCGCCTCTTGCATAGTTCTTTTATATTGCTCGTAAGATTCTCTCTCGTTACCAGGAACTGAGGCGTCGCTTGACCCAAGCGGCATCTTGTATTGTTCCTTTTGTTGGTTGAAAAACTTCAGAGCATCAGAAAGGTCTTTTTTCATTGCTATCTTCTTCTGTTTGATTTCTCTTTCGTCATCAAACTCGTCGTCATAGCTATACTTCTGATCTATCTCGAACATAATATCGTCCGGGTCAAGGTCAGGGTTATTCATAGCCATATACTCCGATAGCAATTTCTTTGGGTCCTCCTTTTCAAAGTCTCTGTTAACCTTAACAAAGTCATCGATCCCTCGTCCTGTATCCTTCTTAAATTTGAAGAATGCAGATACGTCTTCAGGGAGGTCCTCGTTAGCCTGGCGTTGAGATAACATCTCGTCGACAGAGCTAAACTCTTTATTGTATCTATCCTTAATATGTGTAAGAACTATTTTTTCATCAAACTCAGGTGCTGATTGGGCGACCTCGGCTGCCGGCTCTTGCGGAGCAGCTGCCTGTTGATGTTCCTCTTCGTGCTTGGCTAGAAGCGATGCCTCTATCTCTTGCACTGATTTTTCTTCGTGCGGGACTTCCCTTACAGTTGTAAATTCCATATTATATTTAATTTGCGTACAAAGTTATGATAACATTTGATTAACTCCTAACGTGGCTCAAAAGATGATAAAGAAAACCCATCAAGTGAATCCTCGGTTGACTCAAAGTCTGTAGGAGGTAGGTCCTTCTTACGTTGCTCGATCAACTTTGATTGCTGTGTTGCTTGGATCTTTGTTCTATTATCTTTTGCGTCCTCCTTCATCTTATCACGCTTGTCCTGAAGTCCTGTCTCTGCGCCCTTTAGCTGCATATTGAACTCAAACTCTTTTGTCATTAACTGTAGCTTGAGCTCTGCCTCTGCCTTCATCTTATCCATATCAAACTGATGTTGGGACTGCATTACCTGCATCTTTACCTGAGCCTCTGCCTGTGTAGCCTGAGCCTTAGCCTGTGAAGCTGCCTGAGTTGACTGGACATTGCTCTGTGTTTGCATATCCATCTTCTGCTTCTCCTCTTCCATTCGCTGCTTGTCTCTGTCCTTACGCTTCTTCTTCAGCAACTCATTGGCCAGCTTGATGTTCTTCATCTCTCGAATATCGATAGCGTCCTCAAGATTGATCTGGCCTCCCTTGAGAGCCATCTGAATGTTCTGCTCAAGTATAGCCTTCTCCTCCTCGTCAGGTGCAACGTCAATGAATATCCCAAAGTCGTGTAGGTATAGGTGCTTGATATCCTCAAGTGTAGCCACACTGTACTTACCTATCTGCATAGATAGCTCCTCCTTAAACTCAGAGTACTCCAACACGTCTGCGATACGACACGATAACGCCTCTGCCATACGCTTAGTAATAAACAGGCTGGCCTGTAAGATATGTCTTGTGGCGGTGTTTGAATTTGCCGCAGCTAGCTTCTGAACGCCTACTAATGCGTTGGCATCAGGTGTCGATCCGTCACGAGCCTCGTTGAGACCGGTGACATCACGTATCATGCTTAAATAATGATTATACGTATTGGCCAGGCTGCCTATCTTGTCCTGACCGCTGTTAGCCGTAAGCTGTTGGATAGGTATCTTGGCGTGATTGAACTCTCCGTCCTGGGTATAGCTTCGACCGATGACGCTACCTGTCTGGAAGTACAATCTAAGTGCATCCTCCGGGTTATATGCGGCACCTGTTCCTAGGTCTACCTCGTTGATACCGTCTGCGTCCAAGAACACACCGTCCGGCACCATCTTAGACAAGACCTGCTGGAGTTTTAGGTGTGTCAATTGGATAAGATCGGCAAACGTAATCATACGTCTTACCAATGACTCTATTCCGCCTTTGTATAGTCTAGGAGCACAAAACACGTAGTTCGATAATGCATACTGAGAGGCCGACTGAGGGCGAACCATGTTCTTTGCCATCTCCCACTTCAACAGATACGAACTACCCATCACCATTACGCCTTCGTACCACACATCGATACGTCTATCTATCCTTTCAAAGTTATCGTTTTGCTCAGGGTTAAAGTTTTCGTCCTTACGGATTACCTTCTCCATCCCATTGTCTAATTTCTTTTTCTTGTAGACAAATTTCTTGTCTGTCTTATAGTTGAAGTACAGAAGTGTGACCACATCCCTTTGGAATAGATCGTTTCTGTATGTTCTCATTACGCCGTAGTAGTCATACCAAGCAGATCCAAGGTTTGATATCTCGTTTAGCTCGTCCTTTGTAAGGTCTGGCTTTATTTTATACAGCTCAGATATTGGTACTTGCTTCACCTCTCCCCAATAGAACACGTCATCGAATGTAGGCGACTCGGTGTATGAGTACACGACATTGGCCGGGTCAACATAATCAATCTTGATTCCTGAGTTAGGGTAAAACATATGTCTGCACCCTCCGATACCTAGTACCGTTAAGTCATAGTCTACCTGCTTCTTTACTAGATCGTATTTGTTCTGCTGCATCACCGTATCGATGGCGACCTCCTCGGCTATCTCAATACTTGGCTTGTAGTTGAGCTGCATATACAGGTTCAACTCTTGCTTGTTCTCTGGTAATTGGTCTGGAGGTATATCAAATGCATCCACGCCAAAGTTTTGCTTGATCGACATCAGTGCATCCTTTGCGTACATATTAGCCTCGACCATATCCTGGAAGGCGTTCTTTTTTTCTGCAGACATTATATCTACAGCCTCTGCCTTTACCTTGTAGATTCTTTCCTGCATCCCGTTAACAACGATGTCAACGAACTTAGGGATAACCGGCACAGGAGTCCAGTCTAAATTAAGGTGTGATAGGTCTCCCTGTGGGTCAAACGTAGCCTTATACTTGGCGATCGATTGCTCACCCCTTGCGTATAGTCTAAGTCTGTGGAAATCTACCCATTGATCATAGAACCTGCAGCTGTTTCCAGAACGTCTGAACCATTCGTATTGAATACTTTGGCCTATACGAAGACCGAACTCTTGGCTAGCCTTCTCAGCATCTGACACTAATACATTAGGAAACGTGATTGGGTTTATTATTACGTTCGGCTTAATATCCTTCATTCTTTTTTATTTGGCTAACTCTACCAGAGTTGTCGTAAGTCGCAAAGTTAACGATTATTTTACTCTTTTTTACCTCGGGGACATACAGGTGGCGTTGATTTGCCATAATTGCTAACCCAGAACTTATGGAGGCATCATGCTTTGTTCTATTGTTGATATCAAACTTTGCCCAATCCTCAAGCGTTCTGATAAAGTACATCGATCCCATCTCGTCTGGATCTCGATATGTTCCTTCCATATCTAGCCCAACATACTTCTCAATATACGTCTGAATCGCATCGGCGTGAGCCTGCTTCATGTCCTCGCTGTTGTTTGGCACACCGCCTATCTCTCTTTCTGTCACAGATAGCTTTGCCAGAGGCTTATCCGGTCTGTTTGATGCAAACCTTCTGTAGCCCCTGTTCTTAAAATGATACAGCAGACGAGGCTTGTTATTCTCAGCCAGCACCGGCATCCCGTAAAAGAAACAGGCCATCAAAACATCTTCGAAAAATATCTCTGCAGTCTGAGGACGTGCAATGTACTCAAGAAAGAACTCGTGGCTAGGTGCGTGTTCCATGTGGAACTTTGTCATCCCGTGCAGAGAACCGTTTGATCCGCCACCTCCGACAACACCTGAGATATCGTATGGGTCACACCCAAACGAACCTAGGTGCTCGTTGCCTGGGTACTTTGCCCCGTTGCGCTCAATAACATTGTTTTGTAAATTAGCGTCAGGTATCCAGCTAACAAGGAACCTGCCCTTGGGATCTGGAGTCCATACAACCTTTGTATCCTTCTCGCCGTGCATCCAACTAAAGTAGCCTCTTGTGAGGTACTTGCCCTTTATCAACCCGTCGTTATAGTCAATCTGTTGGTATATCTTGGTCAGATTAAATAATGATTCCTTTGACTCGTCACGAAATGCGTGAGACTCTGTCCTTGGGTACTGCCTGTAAAACTCGTTCAGTGCGTCTGAGTCCGACTTTAATGCGGCAACCTCGTTGTTCCAGTATTCAATCACCCCTATCTTTACCTTGTCGCCCTCCATGTTCTCTACCTCGGAGCCTTCGTTCACAGTCAATATCGGGAAACCGTACTTATCGATATATCCCTCAAAGTTCCACTCCATAGGTATGAACAGCGAGTAGAGCCCGCTCTTAGTCTGGCCGTTGGCACTTCGATTCCTTGGGTTAGAGTCCTCGTACATCTTCTTGTAGTTCGCACCACCCTTGGCCAATGCATTCGAGGTCGAGCCCATCATACACTTACCGATGATACGACTACCCAAACGTAGACAGGTCTTCCTTACACGCCATCCGTTTAATATATTCTCAGGCTTGACAATCTTACCGGCCTCATCCTCGATCAATAGCTTTAATTTTTCACCATCATAGGCGTTGTCCGACGTGCTTCTCCAGTCGATAACTGTGTCCAGTCCTGAAACGGTTGACGAGTCTACATTGTACATATTCTTCTTGGTGATCTTTGCCGCTGGAACCTTGTACGATAGCTCCGTCTTTGGCTTATCCATACCATCCTGCACCGGCTTAAAGAAGAACGGGTAGTTCTGACTTATAGGCACCACCTTGTCCGTAAACATTGACTTGGCATCCGGACCGGTCTTGGACATTATCCCTAGGTGACCGTTCTTTGTGAGGGTACCTGTGTTGACAACCTCGCACGAGGCCATATACGAGAACCCGGAACGTCTGTTCTTTAGATAGCACAGCCCAAAGCATCTATTGTCAGCCTTGCAGGCCTCCCAGTAGATGAAAAATATCCTGTTAGACTCACGGAAGTCTGGCAGACCTACGTCGGTCTTGCTCCACTGCAAATACATCCAGTGCGTACCGGTCATATAGGTAGGGGTCTTCTTGTTTACGAACCAATGCCCGTACTCCCTTCGATCAAACTGGTCTTCTATGTAGTTGACCCACTTTGACTTGAATATATTGTCCCTATCGTTCCATTCAAACATTGACGATATTGCCTTTAGCTCGTCTGGGTACTTCTCTACCGTCCATACTCCGCCCCTGTTCTCAACACTGTTAGGTACTTCTGGCATGGCAATCTTTACTCCGTTGATGTTGTATATATCGCCAATTGTTCCGTCCTTAGAGATTACGACAATGTCGTACTTCTCGTTGTACCCATAACCCCATTTCTTGCCCTTATTAAAGCTAGTAACTACACTCTTCTGTATGAGATCCTTCTCTATTGTATACATTACCTTGATTTACGTTCTGCAAAGCCTTCGTTTGACTTAATGTTATCAGGTACCGATGCGGTTGACATCCTGGACTCCTCCTCCTCTATGCGCTGCAAGATGCTGAACGAGTCCTCGATAGCTATACGCTTTGCCTGTGCAGCTGATTTTAACTTATCTGCAGACAGAGAGTCCTCTGCATCGATACTGCCTATGATCTCCTCCTTGGCTACCTTGATAAGCTCCTTGATGGCGATACGCCCGGCCTTTATTATTTCCTTCTTTAAATCTTCGTTAGGCATATGTTCTTTGTAAACATTCTATAAAGTTTCTCACCCTCAATATTAAACTCGTACTCCGACTCAGGCTGGAACGACACAATGTCGCCAATCTCCATCCCCATAGCCAACATCTCTGTGTTAATGTAGGCAATCTCCCCCATAAGAGGCTCATCGGTAGGTCTGATAAAGCAATACGGGTCTGGTGCCATCCAAACATCGTCGTGCTTATACATAAAGTATTGGTCGTCAAAGATAAAGTACATATTATCCCTGAAGTACGACGGTCCGTTACGCTCACGACCCTTCATGTCGTAGTACTTCCTAAATGTGTTGTGATGTACAAGGAGGGTATCTCCTGGCACTACAGGCCCCTTATAATATACAGGGACTGATATTACCTTAGCCATGCGGTTGGTGGCTGTATGGTCCTCCTGTGAAGCACTCAGGACTATCCCTGAGTCCGACACAGAGTCGTACCTATTACCCCCTACCGGTTCGGCTATAAAGCAGAACGGTGATCTCATAATTAAAATTCTATATTGTACTCAATTGATACAGGCATAGTGTAGTTGAAAAACTTCCACGCCATTACCTCTTTAGCGGAGTTCTCTATCCATACCTTGAACCCGTCGCCGGCGTTCTCGATGTTATGAATGATGAACTGGTCTTGCATAACCTTCTGACCGACGATGTAATGCATCGCCGTCTTATAGTCAGAACCTACAGATATCTTTCTAATCACCGTTGTGAACGATTTCTCCTGTCTGCAAATTGACCGTAATCTCTCCGTACTTTTCCTTGATTTGCTTCTGCACATCGCCGTACTCGGTCTCGGCCTGATTGAAGTTAAACATCAGACGTGATCGGTCCGCCTTGCATCGCTCTTCAAAGATGATGTTTTCTGCGATGTCGTTTTTAAGGTCAAAAACTTTTTGTCTTGTGGAGGCTATCTGTTCTAGCTCTTCCGTTGTTACTGTTTCCATTTTATTCTATTTTAATTGTTAATGTTATGATATAGCCCAGGTATCGGTGTTTAATTTTGTTATTGTTTTACCGGTGTTATACGGCATAATGTATGATGTTATATTACCTGTCCCGCTCCCAAATAAAAAGCCTCCAGTTGGGCAGTTCAATGTAAGACTTCCTGGGCTGTCTGATAAATTAAATATCCATATTTTTGTACCTAGAGGGAATGGAACTGCTGAATTTTCAGGTATTTTTAATGTACGAGAAGCGGTACCGCCATACATATATACATTTTGGTCCCCAAGAACTAATGTGTAACTAGAGGCCATAACGTCTGTTATGCCGTCCAATGCGGATACATCTAACTGACCAGACGAGCTTCTCGTATTTACGTTAGTTTGTGGCACTATGTTTAATGTTTTTGCAGCAGACCCATTAAAGGTGTACATACTAGTCCCCTCTACCGTGCCGCCGTTTGCCTTAATGACCAATGAGTTTGTAGTAGTCCCTCCACTCCCTGCTGGTGCCACCCATGTCCCATCTGCTCTTAAAAAAGCTGTAGTACCCCCACCAGAAGCCGGTGCAAGTCCTTTTAAAGCTGAGCCAAAAGTGTTAAGCATTTCAGTTACCTCTGCAGGAGATAATGGTAAAGGCGTAACTTCTACATTTGTATTATTCCCTAAAATAGAATTTTCTGGGATTGTATTTGTTGAGTTTACGTACTCAGCTACATCAGATGCCACAAAGTTTTTTGTGGAGCCGACTGAGTCAGTGCCTATCCACTTGTCAGTTGCAACTACAGGGGAACTTGTTTCGTATGTGTTTATTTTAGCCATATTGCAAAGGTAATGAAATATTTAGAATCCTGATACTCCTATGTTTAACGTAACACTGGAGTTTCATAACCACCTAATGTTATTGCTCTTCCTAACATATTTTGAAAGTTTTGTTCTATTATAACTCTTTGCTTTTCTTCAGCAGCAGTATATGCTTTGTGAATATAAAACCCACCATATCCTCTGTTTGTAAAATTTGCTGGAAAATTTGTAGCTGCTAAAATACTACTACCTAAATAAATATTTTTTACTGTTATAGATCCTATATTTGGTTTATGTCTAGTACTCATTATTAATGAGCCATCTTTAAACAATGTACTTTGATTATCTATATAAGACATTGAATAAAACCCTGTTATCATTCTATTTGGAGCATTATTAGCCAAATCAGCAGGTGCAGCATAACTTCCTAAGGTTCCACCCATAACATTTCCTGAAGCAGTTAGCCACACAGATAAAGCTGAAAGATCAAGAACTACGGCATACGTACTATTAATTATGCAACCCATATCAGTGCATCCTTGGCTGGTACTAAGTTTAGCTTCATGTGTTCTTACATAACAACTAATACCCAAAGATTTTGCTGGGTTAAGATCTATAAGTGTACCTTGTGATATTCCACTATCTAACCATGTATTGCTTCCATTTGAAATTGCACCAGTATTTTTGAATCCTGTTGGATTACACATAGCCTCAGTAACACCTGCACCATATGTAATTCCATATAAACTGCTAACAAGATTTATCTTAAAACTATCTTTGCTTCCAGTAGTACCTCTTCCTCCAACTAAGGGATATGCAGCTACCATTTTATCCCATAAGTTGTAATACTTGTACTGACTTATCCAGTAGTTTATTGCATTTAACTCAATAGGTGATAGCAAGTTACCACCAGCTGCTGTCATCCTAGCCTGAAAATCTAATGTTTCAGCTAGCATAACAGAGTAGGGTAATCCAGAAGGATTAAAGTTCTTGTTATAGTTTGAAGGATAAGAATACATTAGAAATTACTTGATTGTACTGCGTATACTGTTGTTGTGTCTTGAACACCTACATATACTGCTATTGTAGCCCCAAGTTGTGCACCTTCTGGTACAAACAATCCGCCTGTAAATGTCATTGTCTGCCTATTACCTATAACAGTAGTTGAACGTGTAAGTGTTGGTAAAGCTACCTCTCTTATAGGGAACCAAGTTGAAGAGTTTCTAGGTTTCATAAATAACTTACCTACGTTAGCAGCTGAAGCAGCAGCAGATGCTTGGCTATTTATAAAGTTTACCTCATCAACTCTTGTACCTCCAGGGAAACGTAAAACATGTGGTGCAGTTCCTGCATCAGTATAAGCTATTGTTGCAGGAGCAAGTGCATTATTCACTAAAAAAAAAGTAGCACTATTAGCAGAAACAGACAAACCAGATATTATATAATCTGTAGTAATAGCTAATCCAGTTGGTATACCTGCTGTAGTTGTTATAGTTACAATATCACCATTTTTTACATATCCTACTATCTCTGAACTTATCATATCCCAGTTAGGCACTGTACACAATATTTTAGAATTAGTACCCGATGAAAATGTAGCCAAATTAGTAAATTTACCAGCTCCAGTTAACAATACATTTATTGTTCCTGAACCATCTGTAGCAGTATTTGCTGCTGCTAAAACGACTTGACCTAGGTTGATTGATCCTCCAAAATTAGGAAATTTCATATTTTATATTAGTTTTAATAAGTTATTAAATTCTGTTTTGTCAATAGTATTTTCTATTGAATATTCTTCTTCATTTCTAGACACTGAGTATCTATTACCTTCTGATACAAACACCCACCCATTTGAAACGGCATTTGCTATCTCAACACTTGTAATTGGAACAGGCACTTTAACTGGAGGTGTTGTAGGCATAGAATCTTCTAAGAAAGATTGTTTAAGATCTGATGCATAGTCTCTAATCAATTTAAGAGCATACTCTCTTAATACCGTGTCATCTCCAGGAGTTACAAGAGTAGTATTGAATAGAGACTCTAAAGCCTGTGATGGGATTAGGTTCTCTAAGTTTGTAGCTGTAGCAGAAGATAATCCTAAAGCTCTTAATCTTTCAGCTAACAGTATGTCTTTTGAGTACTGTGCTTGTTGTTCTGTTGTTAGTAATGATAAATCCATGTTATGTGTAGTTTAAAAATGCTGTCATTAATGTTACAGGATTGTCAGAAGATCCACCTGTAGAAGATATAGTTAAAGTTCCTGCTGTTTTTGTTATTGTTATATTTGTTCCAGCTACAATATTAATTGTTTTAGCTGAAGATCCATCAAATGTGTATAAATCTGTTCCTTCTGTAGTACCACTATCTGCCTTAATTATAAATGGGTTAGTAGTAGTTCCACCTCCTCCTCCACCACCTGCTGGAACTGCCCATGTTCCATCTGCTCTAAGAAAATTTGTATTTGCTACACCATTACTTCCAGGGACTAACCCTTTAGTGGTAGCTGCTGTAGAAAATAAATTAAGCATTGCAGTGGCTTGTGTAACTGTTAAGTCTTCAACATTACCAGTTCCAGCTGTAGTCCTACCTTTAAAAATAGCTGTTGCAACTTGAGCTAACATACTATTAGTAACTACATTTGTACCTATTGTAGTAGTTGGTACTGCCCATAATCCATCTGCTTTTAAAAATTTTCCAGCAGATGCATCTCCTGATGCTGGGGCTGGTACTAATCCTTTTGTACCACCACTTCCACTATCTCCTACAACAGCTGTTAATTCTGTAGTTATTGAAGATATTGCAACAGCACTTACTGCTCCTGCAGATCCTGTTGTATTTGCAAGTAATGTTTTTCCTGATTGGTCTGCAATTGCTGATGTTGCAATTTTTAACCAATTACCATCAGCAGCTAAAAATACATTAGTACCTGGTCCAGATGGAACAGGTACAAGTCCTTTTGTTGATCCATTAAATGTATCAAGCATTGCAGTTACTTGAGTTCCACTTAAAGCTAAAGGGGTTGCTGATGTACCTGTATTATTCCCAATAATAGTGTGAGCTGCAAGATTAGCCATTTTAGCTAAACTAACAACCCCAGTTCCTATTGTAGTTGTTATTGCAATAGACCCTGTTCCAGATACATCACCACTTAATGTAATAGATTGGTTCCCTGTTATATATGTATTAGTATCAAGAGCAAATACACCTGTTCCTGTCATTTTTACAAATGAAGTTGAAGCATATGATAATCCTGATAATGAAGTAAGATTAGTAGCTAAAGGTTGTCCACCTAATCCTGTTAAAGTATATTCAGGAATGTTTAAAACACCTGTTACAGAACTATATGTAGCTGCACCTGATGTTCCTGTAGTATTTAAACTAATGGCTGATCTAGCTAAAGCATCTGTATATTGAGTAATGGTAGAACTTATAACACCTGTTGTGTTGTTATAACTAATTCCTGTGCTTCCACTTAAAGAAGCTAAAGTAATAAAGTTAGAACCATTAGTAATTTGATTGTTGTTAGTTGGTATAGTAATAACTCCTGTTGTAGAATCATATGCTCCAGAACCTGCAACAAATGAATTAGATGATCTTGCTCTTACATCTGTGTAATATAAGTTAGTACCTTCTGTTACTTGTGAAGTTGTATAATCTCCGCTAACTGAAACTACTGCACCAGTCCTTCCAAATACACTAGAAACACCTGAAACAATTGAACCTATATTTCCATTAAGTTTTTGTATTGCAGTTAAAATAGTATCAGTTGCTGATATTGTTCCTGGACCACTTACATAACCAGTTAAAATAGCAGAAATTGCTCTAACATTAGTAAAATATAAATTAGAACCTTCAGCAATGTTTGAAGTTGTTAAACTTACAGCACCTGTAAAACCATTTACAGAAACTACTGCATCAGTATTGTCTACTTTTTGCCATACACCGCCATTAAATATTGCCCAATCTCCAATGTTCCAATCAGTAATTCCATTTAAGTTAGTTGTACCTGCAACAGATACAATATAGTAATTACCAGCAACTCCTACTCCACTCGCTAAAGCTGGAGTATTAGTATTAGCATTCCAAGTTCCTTTGTATATAGATCCACCAATTAATCCATTAATTTGATTTTGAACTTTACCAAAGGCAATTAAGATAGAATCAGTAGCTGAAATAGTTCCTCCTGTAATATTAACTCCTGTTAAAACTTTTGCTATTACTGCTGAATTTACTAAAGATGGATTTGCATAAGTTCCACTTAATTCACCTCCTGCTGCAATACCTGATATGGTTGTTAAATAAGTTGAGCTATCATAACTTATTGCAGTTCCTGATATCTTAACAAACCCAGTTCCGCTTAATGCAGCTTGCTTGTTATTAAACGTACTCCAGTCTGTTGATGATAAATATCCATTTACAGAAGTAGTGGCAGCGGGAATTGAAATAGCCGGAGCCGTTCCCCCGCTTGAAACAATAGGGGTAGTTCCTGTAACACTTGTAACCGTACCTGGAGTAAATCCTAGCCACCCCGCAATTGTTTTATTAACCCATAGCGTTCCATCAAACCCAAGTATATGGCCATTAATAGGTGTAGTTGTTATAATATCTACATCATGAATTTCTTTTAATTCAAACCCATTCTGAACTTTAACAAATATCTCTCCGCTTCCAGCACCAACTTTAGTAACTATTCCAATAAACACTAAGTGAGCAGGTGCATAAGGTTTGTTAATCAGGCCATATATTAATGCACCGCTGACTCCTAACCAAACAGGGTCACCAGCTGTTGTTCCTGCTGTATTTAACCCGCCTAATAATCCCTCTGTAACAACAAAACCGGTTTGAGTCCCTCCTGTTGTTGTAATATCAGACTGCATTAAGCCCATAGTCTTACTAGAAGTAGCTTCAGATGTATTACTTGCTCTACCAACAAGCATATTTGTGCCGTTACTGCCTGTTACATATATAGCAGTTCCTTTTGTTATTGTGCCTGATAACCCGTTATTTTTTACGGTGTGCTTTACAACAGAAGTCCAATCAGCATAGTTATCTTGCCAAGACAATCCTTCAACAACGCTATTGTTTGCTGTTAAAATCTGACCATCTGTACCAACTGGTAACCTTGTATCTACTGTACTTCTTACAAATATATCGCCCTTTGTTGTTAATGGAGATGTGTAAGTAGCTGAATTGCTTAAAATGCCTGAACTTAGTGTCAACCCTGTTCCTATAGCTATCTCCTCCATTATCCCTGCACCAGCGGTGCTTCTACCGACAAGTTTGCCGGTTGACATTGATGTAGTAATAGTACCTGTCCCTGTTATTGTACCACCAGATATAAGCCCAGCAGTTGCTACAGATGTAACAGCAGTTGCTATATACGATGGAGTAAAATACTCTAATGCAGTTGCACCTGAGTTTACTCTAATTAATTGATTAGATGTACCTAAAGCTGACAGTCCAGTACCACCTCTAGAGGTGCTTAATTGCCCTGCCCATCCTAATGTCAAAGACGTGGCAGCTAGTAAAGATGTAGTCGGAGTGCCACCTAGAGTTAGGGTAACATTTGTATCATCAATCTTAGTTAAAGCGGCAGGCGATAAAGTAAGCCCGCTGTCCTTTATAAGTTTACCCGTAGTTCCGTCAAAGAAAACAACACGATTATCCACAGAAGATGAAGGCCCAACAACATCCCCAGTTCCTCCACCTACAGGGTTACCGCCTGGGGTAGCCCCGTCACCTATATACAGTTTCTTGGTGTCGGTAGTCCACAATGGTTCTCCCCACTCCGGTGTAATAGTTGTCCTGTCTGAGTTGAGCCCTCTTCTTAATCTTATAGCCATTTACACGAATGATCCTGCGTCTATTAACACAGAGTTTGTAGGTACTAAAAAAGTCCCTCCGTCGATAAGCACATTGCTATTCGTTGAGGAACCGGTTATATCGATGTTTTCGCATCCGTCTCCGCAGTTAACCAAGCTCTGCCCGTTGATTGTCTTCAGGTTGATGTTTTTAGGCACCTTGAGTTTATTGATTACTGAAAGATTTACGAATGTGTCCACACCGCAAAGATACAAATATTACTGCTCAATAGGTGATGCCGGTAAATCTTTTGAAGGCCTAGACGCAAATCGCTCTGCTACCGTGCCGCCTATGGCGACTATGCATATTATTTCAAGGCTGCCAGAAAGCGTTGGGTCAACTATCGGTGACATCAAAAACTTTATGCACATACAAATGGTACATATGTACCCTATAATCCTCTTATGAGAAACCTTCCCTTGCTCGCTAAATACCATCTTCCTACGATAAAAAATATTATTAATACGTTGATGCCAAGCAAGTACCAGCACCATTTAGGCACCCTGTTCTTGACAATCTCCTTATACTCAACATGGGACACGATCTTTTCGTGCACCATCTCTTGCCTTGATGTTGTGTCTGCGTCCTTTTTTACAATCGTCTTTATCTTGCCGTGGTCGTTGAATACATTGACCATAACCCCGTCGGCCTTAATGGTCTGATTGAAAGCCTTTAGTATACCTGCACTGTCGCAAGGGCTGTCAACATATGACGTATCGTGAAACTCCTTGCTTATGATTCTGTCACGCATAAACGTGTCCTTCACAATCATAGTGTCGTGAACGTATTCTTTGTATGATGCTACCTTTCGTAGTTTACAACTAAACAAAAGCGGCACCAGTGCCAGGATGATTATCGTCTTTTTCATTTCTTTCTTTTATCATTATCACCCACTTGTGGATAGAGTACCCTATAGTGATTATCAATAATATTATCTTCAATACAGTGTCAATATCTGTCATACCTATAGCTGCCATTGCTGCGTTTAATACCCACAGCAATAAATAATCGTGATGATTCTCAATGTTTACCATACTCCAAAAATCTTTATCCCAGATGTAGTGTCACTTGTATAAACTTTAATTACATTTATTGGCAATAAAGTAAATGCAGGTACAGAATTTAAAGTTATTACATCACCACCTGCAGTAAGAAATTTTACATTACCAACACTCGCAACATATAACTGACATGGCTGTGCATAATTAAATGTGCCTCCTGATACAGTAACAGTAGGTGTTGCTCCAGTATACCCAGAACCGCCGTTTACTATTGTTAATGAGCCGATTGATCCATCTGCAGCTAAATTAGCTGTTATAATAGCTCCAGTACCAGAACCGCCTGTTACTGTTATGGTCGGAGGTGTAGCGTATCCTGATCCTTTATAAGTAGCATTTAATGATATTGCTGTTATTGCAGTACTTGTAAGAGTCCATGTAGCAGAAGTGCCAGCTGCAGCTGTATTAGTAACACCTGGAGGTGGGATATAATCCCCATCAGTATCTGATGTTACAATAGCGGCCATTCGGCCATTGTTAAATTTTTGATATGCCATATTGCAAAGATATTATTTTTTCTTGGAACCTCGTGCACGACGGTCGCCGGCAGAGTCATTTTTACTGCCACGATTAGCCGAAGCCTTCTTGTAGCCTGTGATTACGCCGTTATGATGTGCAGCATCTTTGCCGTCACCATTCCCATAAGTTCCGTGCTGACG